CGAGCGCAATTTGATTACGAATATGAGAGATGTCTACATTATACACATGATTCACCAATCACATATGCGCTGCGAGACCCGTGGACTGGGGCTATACACCATTGTCTACGCCAAACACCCGAGCGGTTAAATCGGGGCCCCACCACCACCAGGACAACGTCACCGTTGGCTCTGGCGGGGCAAATTTGTGCTAAAACAAAAACAGTGATCCGAACCATCAAACAAGCATGGCATTACAACAAATTCCTTAGGTGGCAGATCATAAGGTCAGTCGACATTGCGCCACACCAGCAGGTAGAAACCCTGTCAAGGGATGACGACATCGACGACATTGAACCCGATAAAGGGGAAAATGGATATCGACCGAGCGACATCCCTAGGATAGCGGGTAAACTGGCAGCATTGGCGCGGATGGAGCTGACTGTCGACAAGTTCGACAAAGCCACCGAAGCTGTGTGCAAAGACTGGCTCCTATCAGAGATGAGGAAGAAAAACATGCGGAGAAAAGACATGGCTCGGGTGCTTCCATGGGCTTTAAAATTTTGTTTCATACCGACCCGTAACGAACTGGACGCACGAGCCTGGACGTTAACCGATCAATATCGAGGGTTAAGACAAATGGAAACCCAAGCTCTCCGCAGGCGGAGGACATGGTGGGAATTCTTCACACTCGCCCCTAGGGTGAGGGAAGAGTTGCCCACTGTGGCTTGAGGGGGCTTGCGCGTCGTGTACTCTAAATCTGGTGTTATTTCAGTTGCACCAGACGCGAAAGAGTTAGTGGTTACACGGCGAGCGAGGAAGAACAAACTGAAGCACAAAAAGTGTTATCGTTACGACAGCTTGGGCACGATGCAAGACATCCGACCCTTTGCTGACGACATTAACACGCTGGAAAGAGCGGTTAAGGAACGCCTGCTTTTTGTGTCCGATGGTAACGGGGGTTTTGCGTCTCCCCCAAAACCAGAAGACAAGGCGTTCACTAAAGGATGCGATTGGGTTATTGATTCGTTCAGAGACATGAGGAAGGTTGTCGCGCCATTAACTAAGGATGTTTTCCTTAGGGCTTATGGTGGCCACAAACGCCGCGTGTACGAGAACGCTTTCACTAGCCTAGAGACGAAAAAGTTGGGATGGAAGGACTATCGAGCCAAAGTGTTCGTTAAGTTCGAAAAGACCAACTTCACTCAGAAAAAGAATCCTGTCCCCAGGGCAATCAACCCCAGGGACCCGCGATACCACGTTTCAGTTTCTCTGTATTTGAAGCGTATAGAGAAACTTGTTTTCAAACACCTTGACCACCTGTGGATGTGCCCTTACACAGGGGTTAAGAAGACAGTGATGAAAGGACTGAATGCTCTTGAGCGGGCTAAAGTCATTCACGAGAAATGGAAGAAATTTCACACCCCAGTGGCCATAGGGGTTGACGCCAGCCGGTTCGACCAACATGTCAGTGTCGATGCCCTGCAATTTGAGCATGAAATCTACAAAATGTATTTCTCAGGCAAGAATCGCAGGACACTATCTGCGCTGCTCAGCAAGCAGCTCAATAACACTTTGACAGGGAGAACACAAGATGGCCATTTGAGGTGCACCATTGAAGGCAAACGCATGTCAGGTGATGTAAACACATCACTAGGGAACACGCTACTGATGTGCGCAATGATGCTTTCATTTCGGAAAATGCTCGCAGTGAACTTCGAATTCATCAATGATGGTGACGACGGGGTTATCATTTGCGAGCTGGCTGACTCTCAGCGCATCCTGGAAAATATTCATTCACATTGCTTGAAGTTCGGCTTCAACATGGTATATGAACAACCCGTGGGGTCGATCGAAAAGATTGAGTTCTGCCAAAGCAAACCAGTGGCACTCAGTGTAGATGAGTATGTGATGGTTCGCGATATAAAGAACTCGTTCGATAAAGACAGCACTTCGTTGCTCACGTTGAGCAGTGAGAAATTTTCACGGAAATGGATGCGATCAGTGGGAGAATGCGGCTTAATCTTAACCAGTGGATTGCCAGTTCTGCAGACTTACTACAATGTGTTTCTGAAACAGTCTCGTGTAGCCCACACTAAGGACTACACATACAGTGGGATGAAACTGTTGGCAGATAGAATGCAAAGCAGAGGCTACCGCGAACCAACATGGTATTCGCGGTACTCCTATTGGAAAGCGTTCGGGGTTACACCCGCGATACAGCTGATACAGGAAGAACTACTGGCGAAAGAAGAAGTATCACACCAACTGTCCAAGGTTGTTAAGAAAACACCACACCGGATCCTACGCTATGGGGCGTAGGGCGTTAAAATCGTACGGCACGAGACAATAGGGACACCCAACATAACCATTGCCTGATTACTCTCGTGTAAGGACTGACGAACCTTCGAAACCGTAGTGAATAAGGGGTGACATATATACACCGTCGGCGGACGTTAACCGCATGGGGTTGCAGGGGTTAAATGGACCAAAACTGACACAGTGCTAAACAAAATGCCAAGAGACTGCACGGCTCCTACCGGTAGGTCCCCTGTGATGCACAGTCCCCAAGCCTAGGGCATCCCATACATGGCAAACAAAACTAAACAAAGACGAAAGGTTGTTATCAACCGTAAAACAACAAAACAGAAACAAGTGGCACGACGAACAGCCACGCCATTCGGTGATGCCGGCGCTATAGCTGGCAACGCCATCGGACAAATGTTCAATCTTCCATTTCTTAAGGGCGCTGGACGCTTCCTTGGATCTGGAATTGGTTCCATCTTTGGAAGCGGTGATTATACACTTACCGGAGCCGCTCCTGAATATAATGTACTCACAAACTCTAAGCAGATTCCTCAGTTTAGCACAACTCATGCTACTAACTTGGTCTGTCATCGAGAATATTTGGGGGACATCGTTGGAACCGCTGCGTTTACTAATCGATCTTATCCTCTTAATCCAGGAAACAGCAAGACTTTTCCTTGGTTGAGCACGATTGCACAGAACTACCAGCAGTACAAGATACACGGCATCATCTTCGAGTTTCGGCCGTTGATAACCGATTTTGTGACGTCTGGTGCTCCTGGGGTCGTGGTGATGGCAACTAATTACAACGCCAATGCAGAGGCTTACGACACCAAACAAGAGATGGAGAACAGCGAGTTCGCAGTATCTGTCAAACCAACCGGTGCGCTCATGCATGGTGTTGAATGTGCTAAAGGGGAAACAGTGTTGTCGCAATTATATGTGCGCACTGGAGCCCCCCCTGCCAACCAGGATCTGCGATTGTATGATATAGGTACTTTCCAATTCGCATCTCAGAACAATCCTGTACAGGTATTGGGTGAGCTGTGGGTCAGCTATTGTGTTGAGTTCTTCAAGCCCATCCTGCCTGATGATGTTGGCGGAAATGTGCTGTCAGCTCGGGCATCGCGCTCAGGAGTAACGGCATCAAACCATTTAGGTTCCGCAACCACGCTCACATCAGGTGATTTGGAAATTACATTTCTATCGACTACCTCATTTAAGTTCAAGGTCAACCCCGGCAATAAGTACATGGTTATGCTTGCTTGGGCTGGTGCTGTCACTAGCCCAAACATGCCAGCCGTATCCTTTGCCGGAGGAGTGGTCTCAACGCCAACATCAGGTTATTATCCCTCCAACTCTCCTGCAAGTGCTACAAATGTGTTGTACTATGCTGTAGTTAGAGTGGACACTGATGCCACGGAACTAACCATCACCACCTCAGGTGGTGCGGTTGTGCTGCCAACTGCAGTGGACATCACGGTCACGCAGTACGACAGCTCCAATTGAGGGGTCAGCGCAGTGAAAGGCAGACGACGCTTCGACGAAACCCACTTGGTACGTGGGTGCCTTATCGCCACCAGGCACGCGTGCTGCCTACACAAAGCACAGAGCAGGCGGCGGCCAGCCGCTGGTCAGTAAACGACCTTAACATCGTATGGCCCTGACATGTGGGTACCGTAGGGACAAGATGCCCAATCTTGAATCCAAAACGAGAACATAGACGCTGGGCTAGGCAACTAAAATCCTTCGGGTGGGCAGTTGTCAAACTTTCATTAACAACCACGG